TTTTTTAATAAATTTATTTCTATCTATATTACCATGTTTTATTTCATCAAATTTATTAAAATATTTTTTTAATTTATTAACTGATTTATATTTTTTTAATATAAAGTTTTTTTTTAAATTATTAAAACCATTAAAAATTATTTTAGAATTATATTTATTTAACCATAATCTAATATTATTATAAATACCACCTCCTTTATATATATATTTTATATTACCACCTTTAAGAATAGTTTTTGGTAAATTTAAATTTTGTCCCAAAAATTTTTGTAAAATAAAATAATCATTTAATATACAAGTTTTTAATAAACCTCTATTTTTATTTTTATATCTAATATTTTCATAATTACTAATAAAATTATTGTATGTTTTAGTTACTCTATGTCTTATATGTAAAGGTGGTTTATAAGAAATAAAATGACAATAATTCCAAACATAAATTGATTTATTATTAAAAATATTATATTTAATTATATATTCTATATAAAAATTATATATCATAATCCAATATTGTTTATTTTCATCTATTTTATAAATATTATTTTCAAGAGATATTTGATTAAATAAATGAGATAAATCAAATATATAATCATTATTATTATTCCAATACCAAGCAATAAATTCTATTGTAAAATTATCTAATAATAATATTTTTTTATAATCCCAATTATTTTTTGTAATAAATAATTCTTTTAAATCATCTAAATTACTAATAAAATTTTCAGTTGCTTCAATATTTATTTTTAGATAAAAATATCCATAATTTATTTTTATTAAGTCATCTAATTTATTTAAAAAAGTTGTTTTACTAAAATTTTTAAATTTACCAGTTACATAATTTAAATTATTTATTTTATCAATAATATATTCAATAGCATATTGATTTGTTTTTAAATCTTCAAAACTAATTTTCCATAAATGTTCTTTTTTTACTTGAGATAATGTTATACTTTGATTTATTTCTTTACAAATATTAAATATTTCTTTAATAAATTTATCATTAATATCAGTATTATCATCTCTTGAATTAAAATCATAATGCAATTGTTCTGGAACAATTTGTAATATAGGCTTCCCATCATAACTTTTAAACCAATCAATATCAATATGATATTTATTTAAATTAATATTTCTCATATCTATAACATTATTTATAGAATAATTATTATTTTCACCATAATCTAATATTAGTTCTGTTTTGTTATAATTTAAATTATCTAATTTATTTAAATCATATTTTAATTTTTCTTCTTTATTTTTAGTAACTTTTTCATTATTATGATTTATTTTTTCTATTAAATCATCTTTAGTTATAATTGATTTATATTCAACAGTATCTACATTTCTTTCTTTATATGTTAAATAATAATATGGAGTTAAACATTTTTTTAATACATATTCAGAATTAGCTTCTATATTTAATTTTCCATCTTTTATTGAAAAATTAAAAAATTTTTTTAAATCTGTTTGGCTAAATGTATTATATTCAGTATTATTTAATAGTTGGTATTTATCATTATTTGGAGATAAATTACCAATATGTAATGTATTTATTTCACTTAAAGATTCTGAATTAATATTTACTTTATTATTGAATAAATTTATATTATTAAATCTTTCTAATAATAGTTGTTTATGTTGTTTTAAAATATCAGAATAATTTAAATTATCTTCAATAATAAATTTATTTAAATAATTCCATGTATCTTTAGATTTATTATATTCAGACATTTGTATTAATAATTTATTTGGTATTGTATCTATTTCTGAACCATATTGTGTATGATATTTAAAATTATAATTTTTTAATAAATTATTTTTTAATAAGAATATTAATTCATAAATATAAATTCTTGAATTAACTGTCCAACTTGATTCATAATATCTATTAAAATGCCCTTCATATTGTCCATAAAAATAATATGTATATGAATATTCATTAAATATTTGAATATAATCTTTATCTAAACCAAACCTTAAAAATAATTTTTCTTTAAAAATTTCTTCTATTTGTTCTAATTCATTCCCATGTTTTTGTAATAATTCTCTTATTATTATTAACTTATTAGTATCTTTTCTAAAAATAAATATATTATATTTCCAAGGAAAATAACGATCTAACACTATTTGATTATTTGTATTATTACAACAAATTAATTTTGCCATTGTTTTAGGTATATCAACTGGTAGAACCTTTTCATTCATTGGAAACATTATAATATTAAAACTATCTGTTTCTTCTTTCCAAGCAATAGCATTAGTAGAATAATTCATATTCCAATATTCATATTCGTTTTTAATATATTCATAATTATACCATTTACTAAATTCTAATTCAATATAATTTAATTCTTTAATATAATTATCCCAAATATCAAAAGTTTCAATAATAATATAATTTCTTTTTTCTTTTCTATCTTTTCTTACTGTTTCTATATGTGTAGGTTGAATTCTAATTAAAAAATTAATTTTATTTTCAATTGATAAACGATATTGAGGAATACCACTTATTTTTATAATATTAGAAAATATAGATATATATAAAAATGTGCTTTTCCAATATATATTATAGAAATAATTATTCATTATTTTATTTAAATATTCTTTATCTTTATTTAAATATTCTTTATCTATACTTTTAAAAATTTCCAATAAATAATCTATTTGATTAAAATTTTTTATTTTACTTAGAATTTGTTTAGATGTATTATCTTTATTATCTGTTAATAATAAATTACATTTTAAAATATTATATTTGTTTTTTAAACAATTTATACCAATTACATTATTATAAATAATATCACTATTTGTTATTTTTAATAATTTATATTTTTTTTTATATTTTAAATATTTTAAATAATAATCCATATATATATAAATAATATATATATTTTATAATAAATATAATATAGTATATATATATATATATATAGTAAATATATGGATTATAGAAAGAAATATTTAAAATATAAAAAAAAATATTTATTATTGAAACAAATCAAAGGTGGTTATTTAGGTCAAAATACACCATTAAAATATTATTCGAAAAAGCAATTGAAAAAAATATATACTGCTTTACAACTTAATGACGACATAAAGTTAAAATGGCCAGTGCCTACGACTACAAAAGAGTTGATAAATGAAATAACTATAAAATATGAAAACTATAGTAAAATAAATATGGCATTAAAGAAATTACGTGGTAGCCCTCTTGTAGATATTAATCTATTTACTGAACAAGCAATAGAAAAAGAAAAAAAAACTAAAGCTACAGAAGAAGAAGAAGAAGAAAAAGCTAAAGAAGAAGAAAAAACTAAAGAAGAAAAAGCTAAAGAAGAAGAAGAAGAAAAAGAAGAAGAAGAAAAAGAAAAAAAAGAAGAAAAAGAAGAAGAAAAAGCTAAAAAAGAAGAAAAAGCTAAAAAAGAATATTTTAGACAAACTTATAATGATATTTTATTAGATATATATAAAATAAGTTTAAATGATTATTCTAATTATTTAGAAAGAAATGATGTTTTTTGTTATAGGTTAACAAATGAAAATATGTATAGTCTACGCTCACAAAAGAAGTATTATGAGAAGTATTCAGGAGTATGGACTATATTTTTTCCAAATAATTTATTTAATGATTTTTTATCAAATAAAAATATAAAAATTTATTATGAACTGGAAAATAGAGAATCTTTTTTATTAAATTATAAAAATGATAAATTTAAAATTAATCAAAATAATACTATTACTATCGATAATTCCAATATGAATAATCACAATATTAAAAAAAATGTTGTTTTAATATTTGATTTAAGTGATAATTATTATAATAATTTGAATTATTTAAAATTAATTGAATTAATTATAAATAAAAATTTAGATAATGATAATTACTATAGTAATATATATAGAAATTTGCAAAAAATATCAGTATCAGTACCTTATTATTCAAATAAATATGATACATCTAATATTGATTATACACATAGTAATACAACAAATGTCTCGTCTATAAAAAGTTATAAAACATTTTATATGAAACCATCAACTTCATATTCTACAAAAGATCATGAAAATAATTTAGATATACGATTTAAAAACGACTTTAAAATAATTAAAATGATAGGGGATGGTGCTTGTTTATATAGATCATTGGCATTTTTTATTAATAATACTCAAGATTCTCATTATGCTTTAAGAAATGCTATGTGTGATTTTATGCATGATAAGGAGAAATATAAAGAAATTATGTCATTTCTAAAAACACCAGAACTTGGACCCAATGTGGATGTAATTCAAATAGATTATTCAGAAGAGGAATATAAAAAACTAAATAAAAAATATGAATGGGGAGATATATCACAAGCAGTTATAATTTTTATGATGAATAAATATTACACTCAAAAAGATAAACTATATAAATATCAAAATATATATATACTCACATTATTAGATAAAACTATATATAGTATTAATAATATTGAAGATAAAAAAGATAAACAGAAAACAGATGAACTGAAAAAAGATGAACTGAAAGTTCATGATATCGCCGATTTATCCGATGAATATATTAACAGAATTATTAATGGCCTACAAAATAATAATACAATATTTATTCTTCACAATGGTGTTCATTTTGATGTATTACAATTACAAAAAAATGTGGTTAAACTTCCTGAAGATTATGATATATATAATGAGTTTATAAATCGTATAAAAGATAAAAATATTACATTAAAAAAAAATGGTGATACGAAGTTAATCAACTCATATACTAACAATGAAAAATTAAAACAAACCTTGAAGGATTGGGAAGTTAAAGTTACTATTAAAGGTGGAAATAATAAATTGATGAATCATATCGGTGGAAGTCGGAAAATTGATTTATCAAAACAAAAAAGTGTAAGATTATTTATAGAGAATACAATAATAAAAATTAATACAATTAATTTAAATTCTTATGAATTATATGAAAATAAGGATATTTCTATAGGACAAATAACATCAAGAGGTTCAATGTTAGGAATAAAAATTAATAATAGTATCAATAAAATATATTATCCTTGTAATATAATTAAGAAAAAAGAAAAAAAGAGTGCAGAATTTAATATAATATATAAAAAATCTTTAGATTGGAATAAAAATTTAATATTTAATTCAATACATAAAAATAAATTTTGGATAATTGATGAATTTGGTTATGAAAAATATGTATATGCAAATTTAATCGATCAATTATTTATATCTGATAAGTTTGATCAACAAATTTCTAAAACTATTATTGAAGAATCTGAAATTACTGAAAGACATACTCTCAGGAATATACCCCAAAAAGAAGCAGATAAAAGTATGCCATATAGACCACCAACAAAAAGAAAAATTCAACCCGTTATAGACTCTGTCCCTCCCGGTCCAAGATATAGACTATTGAATGATCCGAAAGTTCAGATACAACGAAGGCATCCCAACGTAGCAAAAGGTCCAGACAGGACAAGAGGTTTTGGAGAAAGGAATCCCAATCCTGCACTGCGTGGTGGTTCTTATACTACCGATATAAAAAATAAATTAGATGAAATATTTAATATCACATCAGATATATTATTTGAAAATAACAAGGACGATATTGAAAATATACTTAAATATACTGGAAAAATATATATAAATAATACTATTACTAATTTTAATGAGAAAATTGAGAAAATTGAATTTAATGAGTGTATTGGAATGTATGGAGGTAGTTTGTGTTGGAATGGAGAAAAATGGAATATAGTTATTAATTAAAATATTTTTAATTTTATTTTACTTAGATTAGTTTTTTTAGATTTTATATACATTTATATTAACATAATTTTATAATTTATATTTTTAGTTATTAGATATTAATTAATTACAATATTAATTTTTATTAGATTTACTAGATTACGGTTTATATATATATAAATATTTATATATTATATTTATAAGTATGCCATTATATAAATTAAAAAGTTGGATTGATATTGATAAATTACATTGGAATTATTTATCAATGAATCCTAATGCTATATTTTTATTAGAAGATAATATTAATAAAATAAATTGGGATAGATTTAGTAGAAATGAAAATGCTATATATCTATTAAATATTGCTATTAATAATGGGTGGTTTATGAATTTAATAAATTGGAGGGCGATTGCTATAAACGAAGGAGCATATAGTATAATAAAAAATAATTTATATAAAATAAAAAAACATTATATATGTTTAGATAAGTGTTTAAATATAATACCAAAATCTAATTATATAATAAACAATAAATGGCAATTTTTATCTTATAATAAAAATTTAAATCCTTTATTAAAAGAAGAAATTGAAAAAGAAAATTGGGATATATTAGCATTAAATCCAAATGCATTAAATCTCCTAGAAAAAAATTTAGATAAAGTTAATTGGAATTGGTTATCAGAAAATAAAAATGCTATTTATTTATTAGAAGAAAATATTGATAAAATAGACTGGGAACTATTATCATCTAATATTAATGCTATTCATTTATTAGAAAAAAATCCAGATAAAATATGCTGGTATAATTTATCCAGTAATATTAATGCTATACATATATTAGAAAAAAATCTAGATAAAATATGTTGGTATAATTTATCTAAAAATATTAATGCTATACATATATTAGAAAAAAATCTAGATAAAATATGTTGGTATAATTTATCTAAAAATATTAATGCTATACATATTTTAGAAAAAAATATAAAAAAAATATATTGGGGATTTTTGTCATCTAATCCTAATGCTATAGGATTATTAGAAAAAAATAAGCAAAAAATAAATTATCAAAGATTATCATTAAATCCTAGTATTTTTGAAATAGATTATCAATATTTAAAAATAAGACAAAATAAATATTACGAAGAATTAATGACTAAAGTATTTCATCCTAGAAGAGTAGAATATTATTTAACTAAATATAATTATGATATTAATGAAGAATTTTAAAATCCATTTAAACATTTTAAATTATTATATTATTAATTGAATAATAAATTCAATAATTTAATAAAAGGTATAAAAGGTAAATCATATTTCGATATACATTTATATAATGATTTATATCAATCTAAAAAAACAGGTAAGTTAAATATTACTACAGGTATTGATTCATTAATTAGTATGTATGATGAGTTATTTAGTTTTGGATTTTCTTTATCTGGTTATCAATTTATTGGTTTAGTATTAGAAAAAACAATTGTTTCTAATAATAATAATTTTGCTCCATTAGCTTATTTTTTATTATCAATTGGATTTTTATTCTCATTATTCGGAGCAATGACATCTTTTTTTATTATGGAATATTTATATAGTATAAAACAAGAAAGCTTAGAATTTATTGTTTATAGTCTTTCAAGATATAAAACATTATTTAAAGGTTTTTCAGATGTATTATTATATTTAGATTGTATATTATTTTTAGCTCCAATTATTATTTTAATATATAATGTATTAAGTCCAGTATATGGAAAAATTTTTAATATATGTTCTGGTTTATTATTTATTTTAGGCTTATTATTTAGTTATATTGTAATTATAGCAAAACAAATTTTTAAAAATAGTGAGGAAAATAAGGAAGTTAAAAGACTGATATATGATAAGGAAAACTAATATATGATAATGATTTAAATTTAAAATTATATATATATATATATAATAATGCCAGGATTATATACCGTAGAAGAAAGAAAAGAAATGATTAAAATAAATGGAAGAAATAGAAATTATAGTTGTTTTTTAGGATTTGATATAGATGGTAATAGAACATGGTGGTTAGAAGCAAAATATAATAATGTAGTTATTCATAGATTTGATGAAAAACAAAAAGATAATTACACAAAATATTTAAAATTTTTAATAGGATTAAGAAAAAAAAAATATGATGTATCCGAAGATGATATGATGTTTTATAAAAGTGAGCCTTTTATAAAAGAAAAATATAAAAGATATGTAAGTAGAAATGATTTAATAAAAGTAGCTTCTTTAGTAAATTATAATGAAGATTATTTGATTAGTTTAAAAGATAAAGATGAAGCAGAAAAAGAAATGTTTTGTTGGCATATGGGTATTAGTATAAATGAATTAGCTAAAATTATGGAAAAGTTTAATTGAAAGATTTAAATTATATATATATATATATATATATATATATATGTTTTTTGTTATATCTACTATTTTAGTATTTTTAATATTTTTAATAATAAAGAATAAAGAAAATTATCAAATAAGTAATAATAATATATTAAATAATAATAATATATTAAATAATAATAATATATGCAGAGGATTTTTAACAGATAAAGAATATCTACATCATATGATTCCACATCATCAAGTTGCTGTTGATATTAGTTTATTATGGATAAAAAAAACTAAATCACCAAAATTGGTAGAATTAATTAGAGATTTATTATGGATTCAAGAATATGAAATATATTTAATGAAATATATGTTAGATAAAATGCCAGATAATGTAAGTGAAAATAAAAAAGGAAAATTTAATTATTATATACCTACACAAAGTGATTATTTTGAACCAAATAAATTAGAATTAACAAAAACTTATTGTGATCCTCATTTTTTTAATCCTAAATCTCACATGGAACATATGAAAAGTATGAAAATGAATGATAATATGTATGTTAAACATATGATACCTCATCATCAAGTTGCTGTAGATATGAGTAAGGTATTATTAAAAAATACAAAGAGTGATTTTATGATATATTTAGCTTATAGAATTATAAGAAGTCAGCAATCTGAAATTTTAATTCTACAAGATTATATTAATAGTTCTTATAAACATCAAAGCGAATTAATAAACTAATTATAAATAATAAAATAATACTTAATCAAAAAAAAATCTATAATATATATATATATATATATATATATTATAAAATATGAAAATGCATTTAGATAAAATTTATTTTGACTATATAAAAAATAAAGTAAAAATATATGAAACTCGTGTTTATGATAAAAAAAGACAAGAAATAAAATTATTAGAAGAAATAGTATTTTTAGAAAGAGGTAGTAAAAGAAGTTTTAAAGCAAGAATTATTGAATTATCACATTATAAAAATTTTAAAGATGCGATTAAAGATGTAGGTGTTAAAAAAGTTTTACCAAACGCAAAATCATTAAATGAAGCTGTAAAAATATATGAAAAATTCCCACATGATGATGGGTCATATAAAGAAGGTGCTAAAAAGTATGGTGTATTAAGAATAAAATTTAAATTATTATAAATAAAATATAAATAAATTATAATTGAAAATATAAATATTTATAATATAAATAAAATAATCAATATAAAATATGTTAAAGACATTTAAACATATTAACGATTTAGATTCTTCTATAATTTACATAGATAATATTCTAAATAAAAAAAAACATTCTGAAATTTTAGATTATTTAAATAGTATGGAAGATTTTGAAGCAGGTAATAATATATTTGGACAAGTTCCAAGATTACAAAAATGGTATCAAATTAATGGAGAATATTTTTCTAAATCTTGGAAAAATAAAAATCATAAAAGATGGATGTCAAAAGAGTATGATGATAAATTATTAGAATTACAAAAATATATAGAAGATATTACAAATAAATATATTAAAACAACATTTAATAGTTGTTTAATAAATAAATATAGAGATGGTAATGATAGTATAAATCATCATAGAGATACACAAAGTTCTTTTGGAATTTATCCTACAATAGTAGGTTTATCGTTAGGTGATGATAGAGATATTGAATTTAAAAGAGTTTTATATAATAATAATAATAATAAATCATTAAAAGAAGACAAAGATAATGAAAAAGATAATTTTGTTTTAACTCTAAAAAGTGGATCTTTACTAATAATGTCAGGGTCAACACAAAAATATTTTACTCATGGTATTCCTAGTGATAGTAGTAAAAAATTAAGATATAGTTTAACTTTTAGAAATTATATTTAAATATGTGAAAAAAGTTAAAAAATATAATAATCAGAGTGATAAATTATTAATATATGTTTTGTATTATTGTATATTATTATTAAAGAAATGTTTATTTATTAAATACATATTACCATAATTATCTACTTTAATAATAACTTTATCAATTTCAGGTAATATATTATTTCTTATCCATATTTTCATATCTTCACAGTAATTTTCATATTCTATTCTTAATCTTTCTAATACAGTATAACCATATTTATCTATATATTTATCATTAAATAATAAATTTTTGAATTTATTATGTTTAAATAAATATTTAAAAACTTCATTTTGTCTTTCAAATCTTTCTTTTTGTCTTAATAATATATCAGATTCTTCATTGTCTTCATTGTCTTCGTTATAAATATAATATGACTTATTACCAGCTTGATGTGATATTTCATGTAAAATTGGATGATTAAAATTTTTATCACTTGCTTCTTCATAATCGATTATTAATACTTTAATTTCATCTAATTTACCTTCAAATAATTTATTCCAAATTTGGTTTGCTATTTGTGACATTTAATATTTATTATTATTTAAATTTTAAATATTTATTATTATTTTACAGATTAAAATATTTATTATTATTTTAATCTGTAAAATATTCTATTTATATTTAAAAAACATTTTTTTTTTACTTTTTTATTTCTTTTTAC